TAAGTCCTCGTTCTCAGTTCTGGAACTATGGCTTATCAACTTCTGTTGATGATTCCTTACACGTACAACCTGTTAAGCTTATGGATGGCGACAATTATTATGATTTGTCAATGCCATTGCAAGAGCTAGCATTCTCATGGTTGAGAGTTCATCCAACAATTGCTTCTAGCTATCAAGCTTGGGAGCGTGGTGAATTCCCTGCAGACATTCAATATTATGTTGCAGATGATGAGATTGAAAACAAGGTGATGTTTAAAAAGAAACAACTTATTAATAAAGCTATTGTTAAGTTTGATTCTATGACTCCTGAGAAGAAGAAGAAAGTGGCTCGTCTACTTGGTCTTCCAGTATCTGATGATTCTAAAGAAGAAGCAGTTTACAATCAGGTGGATAACCTCCTAAAACAAACAGAATTCAAGAATGGCAAATATCAAGGTTTGAACCCTATAGAAGTGTTCAACAGATTTGCAGATATGAAAGAAAACTTGCTCCATATCAAAGACCTAGTAAAACAAGCTGTTGCTCATTCAATTTATAGAGTGAGACCTAATGGTAGAGTTTTCGAAGGTGAATTTGAAATAGCAGTTGATGAAGATGATTTAGTTAAATTCCTTGCAGATGAAGACAACCAAGATCAGTTATTGACTTTGGAAGGCAAATTAAAAGGAAAAAAAATAGCCTCATTATGATCCCAGTAGATAGTTTATTATATAAGATTGACCAGAAACTAAATAAACTATCAACAAATGAGCATCAACAAATTAACCTAGAAGATAAGATTCTAGCACTTAACGAAGCTCAGATAAAGCTAATAAAGCAAAAGGTTGATGGTACTAGTACAAACTCTGGTTATGGGTTGGATGCATTTAAAAAACGCTATGAAGACCTTCAAAGTTTAGTTATCACCTATAACAATCAACCTTTGCCTTTAGCATTAAAGAATGCACAGTTGAATCAGTATTTTGCAAGTCTTAATGTTTTGACTCCAAAATATATGTTCTATCTTGATAGTTATATATTAGCAGACAAAGGAAGATGTACAAATAGAAAGATATGGATAAATAGAGATTTGGCTAAACATGGTGACATTCAGTTTATACTAACTAATGACAACTACAAGCCTTCTTTCGAATATCAAGAAACATTTAACTTTCTATCCTCTGACGAGATATCTATATTTACAGATGGTACATTTACACCAAAAGATATTTACATATCATATATGAGATATCCAGTGTACATTAACAAGACAGGATATATCATGTTAGATGGCTTGCCTTCTTTTGATCAAAACTGTGAACTTGAGACTTACTTAGAAGATGAGTTGTTGGATCTTACAGTACAAAACTTGGCAATGTATACAGAAAACCAAAGTGCTGTTCAAAGCTCAATCTATAGAATACAAACAAACGAATAATTTTTCACAATTAAATATAAAGCAAAATGGCTGATTTTTCATTAACCACCCTCTTTGTAGTACCAGTAGGAAACACATTACCTAGCTCTGGATCTACACAGAATTTAACAGCTGGTCAAGTAGGTATTTTCCTAAATGACTATAGTGTTGCTACATCTAGTAACATCGCTGATGCCCCTTATTTCTATGTTGCTCAAGGTAGAACAAACACGTATTTACAAGGCTCTAAGCGTTCAGACAAAATTGCTGGATGTGTAACTGGTGCTGCTTGTAAGTCAAACGTAACTGAATGGTACAAGTCTAATGGTTGTGCAACTGCTGTAAATCAAGTTACTGATGTAACTGGTTTCACAGTTAAACCTGGTGAGATTGTAACATTAACTTTACGTGGTTTCTCTAGCTACTTAGAAACATTGTACTTCAATGGTTTCACTCGTTCTGTAACAGTTAATGCTCCATGTCTTGGATGTGGTGACGATCCTTGTACAGATGTAGATGTGCCTGCATTGATTGATGATCTTATCTATCATTTAGAGTTAGATGCTCCAGGTAACAATCCTGATAACATCACTTTAAATCAATTTTACCAATTCCAAAGACTTGGTAACAATGCAAATGCGTTCTTACGTATCACTGGTAAACCATTGACTAAATATGGCCAGCCTTGTGACGTTGCTGCATTCCCTTGGGAGTATGACAGATTCTACTTCAGAACTTTCATCTTCTCTGGTCCAGCTACAACTGCTGATTTCATTGTTGATGATCCTTGTAACAGAGTTGCTACTCCAGTGATTAGACAACGTTCTAACTATCCTGTTGGTACTTCTGCTGAAGTTCAACAATTAGAGAAGAACTTCTATAGCTACCAAGCTGGTTACTTAAAGCATTTATACAGAATGGGTGGTTACAACGAGAACTTTGAGTCTTGGGTAACTGATGGTCAAATCTATGATTTGTACTATATCAAATTCAATGAGTATAATAAATCTGAGTACCAATGGGGTGACTATATCTATGAAGATAGCACAGTGATTATTGCTGTTCCTAGCAATCAAACAACTGCTATCGAAGCTATATTAGAAGCTGCTTTAGGAACTGTTGCTGGAGATACATCTTGTATCACTACAACTAGTACTACAACTACTGTATGGCCTAGTACTTCAACAACAACTACTTTGATCCCTTAAGAACTAAGGTAAGATCATATTAACCTATGCCAGAGGGTGAGAGGATATCTCAAATCCTCTGGCATTTTTATTATATAAATCATGACATTAGATTTTTTAGTAATTAACACTTATGATACTAGCACATTAGCAATAGCTGATACGTCTGTGTATAATACAAATCCACCAAGTGTTAGTTCTCCAACTATGCAAATAACTGTGCCTGGTTATACTGTTCCTGTAGCTATTCCTTTCAATGTTCAACAAATAAATACTTATAACTCAATTATATTGGGTTTAACTGCTTTTCCTGCTATTTCTCCATTACCTGATGGTGTATATTTTTTAAAATATTCAGTGGCTCCAGCAAATACTAATTATGTAGAAAAAAACATAATGCGTACAAATGCTATTCAGGAAAAGTTTGATAGTGCTTTTATGAAACTTGATATGATGGAATGTGATTCAGCTATCAGAACCCAAGCTAAGGTGGTATTAAATAGTGTATATTATATGATTCAAGGATCTATAGCAGCAGCTAATAACTGTGCAATTGATACAGCTAACAGATTGTACAATCAAGCTAATAGACAACTTGACTATTTTATTGCTAACCAATGTGGTTGTACAGGAAACAACTATATAATTAATTTCTACTAATATGGCAAACTGTAGAGGATGTGGCATGAAAGTTGGATGTGGCTGTCAGTTGATTAATGGCCTATGTTCAGCTTGTCACAACAAAGCAAAAAATGCTCTAAAAAGATTAAAAGATGCTTACACCAAGATTGACAGATTGTGTAATAAATGGTAGTATCCCAGCAACTCTTACACAAATTGATGCAAGGTTGACATATTGGGCAAATATTGAATATAACAATATCTCCTTTTCTACCAATACTTACATCCCTGGGGATGTAATAGGAGATTTACTAAATTACAAACGTATATTAGAATATAGATCTTGTAATCCAGATTATGCTATGGTGTGTGGTCTTCCCACTACATCACAGGTTATAAGCAGGGTTAAAATTCTAATTAATAAATAAATTATAATATGTCTTGCGAAAGTTGCTACAATGGTTGTGTTGATATAGTATCTGATAAGTGTGTCAGATATACAGGAGTTACGTATGCCTCAGTGGGCATTGATGCTGGTGATTCTTTATACCAAGTAGAGATTGCTTTGATAGAAAAAGTCATTTCTTTCTTGAATGGATCTGGTATAAACATTAGTATAAACCCTACTTTTTTATGTAACTACATGCAGACATTTTTACCTGCAGGTAGTACTTTTACACTTCCTACAATAATTTCAGGAATTGTAAGAGCTATTTGTGATATTAACACTCGTGTTGTTAGTATTAATAATACACTAACTATATTAAATGCTGATTATACAATTGGCTGTCTTACAGGAGTTACAGCTTCTTCTGACACTCATGATATTGTTCAGGCTACTATAAATAAACTTTGTGCAGTTTCAACTGATCTTACTGCTCTTACTCTTAATGTAAATACAAACTATGTTAAGTTAGCAGATCTTGATGCTTTGATTGCTGCATATATTGCAGGTACATCAGGTGGTGGTTCTACCCAACAGTATTTAAAAATGGTTCCATTTGTAGCCTATGAATATTATGGACCATTAACAAACTTTGATGGATCAGGTATTGGCATCCCAGCAAATGGTTTCTTCAAAGTATATTTATGTAATGGTCTAAATGGCACCCCTGATAGAAGAGGACGTGCTGCTGTAGGAGCCATTCAAAATGTACCAGGTGCTCCATTAGATGCTGCAGTAAATCCTGCTAATGCTGGTAATCCAAACTATGCTTTGTATAACACAGCAGGAGCAAACACTGTAACTTTGATTACATCACAAATTCCTGTACATAGTCATAATGCTACTGTAGTGGCATCTGGATCAGTGCCAAACCACACTCACATAATAATGGGAGGATCAGGTCCTGGTAATAGTCCTGCTCCAAATGCATTACAAGTTATGGCAAATGAAAAAGGAGATGGTGGTAATGCAAGTTATAAATTTTCAATTGCTAGTTCTCAAGTACATAACTCTGGTATAAGTAGTGCAAGTGGAGCTGGTCCTGTAGCACTTAGTGTGGCTGTTTCAAACAGCGATACAGGTAGTGGAGGAGCTCATCCTAACATACAACCTGTAATAGCTGCATATTATATTATGTATATTCCTTAATCTATTTAAACTAACTATAAAATGTCTTGTTCTTCTTGCTATCCTAATCCTAATCCTTGTTACACTGCATATTATCAACCTGGTCAAAACTGTGGTTGTTGTGGTGGTGTAGTGGGTGATTGTGGATGTGTTGGTACTGCTGGCACTGCTGGCACTGGTGGCTGGGGCTGCTGGTGTGGTGCTACAGGCTGTGCAGATGCTCCTTATAATAGTAATAATACTGTCTATGTTGGACCTAATCTTCCTAACTCAGGTGTTAACACTTGTGACACTTTAACCACTGCATTAGAAAAAATTGACTATGTAGTAACAGGTGGTGGAGGTGGTGGAAAAAATGGAACATCAGGAACTAGTGGAACTCCTAGTACAAGTGGTTCTTCTGGAACCTCTGGTTCTTCTGGCTCTAGTGGTGTAACTGGTGCTCAAGGTGCTGCTGGTGTAAATGGTACAGCAGGTTCTTCTGGTACATCAGCTTTGTCTGGTTCTTCTGGATCTTCTGGAAGTTCAGGAACTGCTGGTAAAAATGGTTCTAGTGGTGTTGATGGTAGTTCTGGAATCAGTGGTAGTAGTGGTACAAGTGGAAATTCAGGATCAAGTGGTAATAGTGGTACAAGTGGTACTGATGGCTCTAGTGGAACAGCAGGAACAGCAGGAACAGCAGGAGCTGACGGAGCTAATGGAAGCAGTGGCACAAGTGGTCAAAATGCAACCAGTGGTACAGCAGGACTATCAGGTGATAAATATGCTACAACATCAGTTAGCTCATTTACACTAGGAAGTGGAGGTACAATTACTGTTGGTACAGGACTTTCTTATACCATAGCACAATCTGTATTAATTTCATTTAATGGATCAAACTATCAAACTTCTCCAGTTACATCTTATAACTCTGGAACAGGTGTTTTAGTTTTAGGTACACCAAGTGCTACTGTAGGTTCAGGAACTTATAGTTCTTGGACAGTTAACTTAGCAGGAGCTGCAGGTGGTAATGGTTCTAGTGGTACTTCTGGTTCTTCTGGAACAAATGGTACAGCTGGTACTAGTGGTACGTCTGGTACAGCTGGTACTTCTGGTACTAATGGAACAACTGGCACTTCTGGAACAACAGGTACAAGTGGAACAAATGGAACTTCTGGTTCTAGTGGTACTAGTGGTACCAATGGAACAACTGGTACAAATGGATCATCAGGGTCTAGTGGATCTTCAGGTTCATCTGGCTCTTCTGGATCATCAGGTAGCTCTGGATCTTCTGGGGTTAGTGGTACTAGTGGATCTTCTGGTGTATCTAATAGTATTTCTGGTGCTACTAATCAAGTTCTTAAATATAGTAGTGCTACTTCTGCTGTAGGATGTTCTATATATGATGATGATAATTATACATCAATAGGTGGTCCTAATCCAGGATCAAGACTTAATGTATATCTAGGTAATGGTCAACCAGCAGGAAACTATGTTGCAGATTTTGCAGGCATAGAACCATACGTTACAGTTAGAGCATTAGGTGGTAGTAATACTGCTACATTACAATTACTTCCTACATCAGGTTATACAGCATTTATTGGTAACTATAATGGTGGAGGTGTGATAATTAGAGCAATGAATGCTGATGTGGTTACAATTGATTCATCTGGTGTTACAGCTCCAGCATTTTTTGAAACTTCTGATATTAGGTATAAGGATGTATTAGAATGGAACCCAGAAATAAATGTGCTTGGAATAGATGTAATTAAATTTAAGCGTACTGATATTGTAACTAATACAATTAACTATGGTTATTCAGCTCAACAAGTACAAGAAATTATTCCTGATGTTGTTAATGAGATAGATGAAAAGTTAAGTGTAAACTACATAGCTGTTCATACATTAAAGATAGCAGCATTAGAAAAACGTATTGCAGAACTTGAAGCTAAATTAAAATAATAATGAGTTGGGCATCCTTAACAAACAATCAGTGTATTTCTTGCAATAATTTACAAGATGGTGTAAACAATAATGTGTTTACATTAAAAAATGCTATCCCTGTTAGTAACAAACAAGTCACTAGAAATGAAGCAGAATTTTATGTAAACATTCAAAATATAACAAATAGGTCTGCTAATGAACTTGTAATTAAAAGTGATGTAATATCTTCTGGTAGTACAACAACTACATCAACTACTCAAGTTCCAACTCCTTGTGGAAATCCAACTTCTTATTCAGGAGGAGTTACATATCCAACACCATTCACAATTACAGTTGGTAGTGGTACAGGAAATACTACTCTGACATTTGATGCACAAAATGTTCCTGATAGATTTATAGTTCAATGGAATGGTAATTTTGTAATTGATACAGGATATAGAGGTAATTCTAATTATAACATTGGAGGAAGTCTTAGAAGTAACTTTAATTCTTCTTTAAGTGGTAAAGTAGATCCTATAACAGGATTAACTTATCCAAACACTACTCAATGGCCAGGAGATGGTTATCCACTAGTAGTAAGTCCTGGTAATGGAACTTCTGTATTTTCTAAAAATGCTTCCTCACCAACTACAGCAAATGTTTTTGTTTATGCTCCTCTTCCAGGAACTGCGTGGTCATTTACATTAGGTTGCCCAATATAATATTTTAAAACCAAATTAATATTAAATAAGTAATGAGTTGGGCATCAATAGCAAATAATCAATGTGTTTCATTAAATAATTTACAGGATGCTGTGAACAATGGAGTATTTACATTAAAGAATATAATTCCTGTTCCTAACACTAAACAAGTAACTTCAGGTGAAGCAGAATTTTTTGTAAATATAATTCCTACAGGTAAGTCTGTTAATGAACTTGTTGTTAAGTCTAATTTAGTTTCACCTCCAACTACAACTACTACATCAAGTACAAGTACAACAAGTACAACCACAACATTTATTTCAGATCCTTGTAATTGTGTTGAAGTAAATATTACATCTGCTGGTGGTGAAGTAGCAACATTTAATTGTTTTGGAGTAAATGAAAACTATGTTTATGCAACAGCTGGTACTAGATATATTTGTGCAGCTGTTATTGGTGGCTTATTACAAGCTAACATCGTATCAGGTACAGGAACGTTAACACCTATTGGTAATTGTAAAACTGGACCTTGTGGATCAACAACAACAACAACAACAACAACTATATTTAATCCAACTAACAACCTTAATTTTATTCAGACTATTGTAAGTAGAGATGATGTTACTAGCTCAAATGATGGAAAATATGTAGCTACAATATGCGTTACAAATAATAAATTATATATTTCTAATGACTATGGACTTACTTATACAACAGTTACTGTTGCTGGGACAAATACACTCTATAGAGTTGCTGTAAGTGGAACAGGTGAGTATATGTATTGTCTTTCACAAGCTCAAGGACAACCAGGTGTTATTTCAAGATCTACAGATTATGGTGTTAATTGGAATACTACAGGTACTGCAACAGGAGCATATTCTTCAATTACTACAAATAGAACAGGACAATATGTAATTGTTGGAGCAATAAATTTAGGTGAAGCAGAATCAGGGTTGGGTCAAATTTGGAGATCTTCAGATTATGGAGTATCTTTTGTAAGAGTAGATTTTTCTTTTGGTGGTCTTTATCCTCAAGCACCCTATGCTGTTACAGTAGATAGTTCAGGTAATCGTCAATATGCTGCTACCATTAATCTTAGTATGGCAGCATTTGATGGAACTGTAGGAAGAACAACAACTGCTTTAGGTAATTTTACACCCAAAGCTCAAGATGGTAATCAAACATATTATGGAGTGAGTACCTCTGCTGATGGATCAAAAGTGGTTGTTGCTAATCAAGGTGGATTTTACGGATATAGTCCTGGAAATGTTCAGTTGAAAAGAAGTATAGATTATGGTGACACGTATGCAAATTTTGGTGGAGTTTCTACTCAATGGCTTGGTGTAACTATAGATGGAAGTGGTACAAATATAATAGCTGTTCCAGGTACTTCAGGAGCAAGCACTTTATATAAATCAGTTTCATTTGGTACACTTTCTTCAGTAGCAAGTTCTAAACTTTGGACTAGTGTATCAATTTCTTATAATGCAACTGTAGCAATTGCTGCAGAAACAACTGGACTTTGGAGATCTACAAATGGTGGATCTACTTGGACAAAATTATCTTAATTAAACCAAACAAATCAATAATATGACAGTCTTAGTAACATTAACATTAGCAGGGACAGACGTAGGTCCCTTTAACCTTTATTCAAATGTAGATGGATATACCACAGCAATAGCAAGTGGTGTATCTAGAGCTGCATTAGTAGCAGGATACAATCTTTTAAATGTGCCTGATAATGCTTCTGTTATCAGAGTACAATCTACAGGCACTTGTACAAATTATCTTGATATACTTTTAAGTGGTGCAACAACCACTACAACTAGTAGCACTTCTACTTCTACAACAACCTCTACAACCACAGCATTTGTTGAATGTATAACTGGTGATAGAAATGCACTCGCTACATGTTCTGGAGGTGAATCTGCTCCATTCACAGTGACTGCAGGAAATACAGCTCTTATCACTCCTGGTGGATATTACTACTCTGGAACTGGTACAAGAACATATGCATGTTACATTATGGATGCTGCAAATACCACAGTTTTATATACGTTCACTTATACTCAGACAAGCATGAGTCCAGGAACTTGGGCATCAACATTACCTTCTAACATCTTATCTGCAGGTAGCTATCGCTTAAGAACAGATACAGTGAACTGTTTCACTAGCTCTGGTACATTTAGTTTAGTTGCAACTTGCAACACACCTGATTAAAAACCCCTGTTTGTTGGTTTACAGATGGTCTCCCCTAGGGTTTCTACCCTGGGGGTTTTTTGTTTAAACTCTAACTAAAAAAGTTATTCTATATAATTAAATTAGTTAACAAAATTTTGAAAATGTCAAAAATAATTCCTACCTTTACAGTAATTTTAACTAAACTAAACTACATATGCCTGAAAATCAATCCTTGCTGCAACAGCTAGAAGAGATTCTACACTGGAAAAAAAGTAAAAAGTTCTATGCTGATAAGCTTGGAATTACAGAGTTTGAGGTGGATGAGCTATTAAAAGAATTAAGAAATCAAGAGAAGAGTGAAGAAGATGCTGAGATAGGGAACTATATTGCTGATCTAGAAAACAGGGTTATTAAGTTTACAGAAGATCTAGCTAAGGGTACAGGAGAGGTTGTAGCCAACTTTAGCGAAGAGGTTAAGAGTTTAGACGAACTCATTGAGAAATGTAAGATAGATACAGAGAAGTGGGAGATAACCAAATATGTTCAAAACTTCTGGGGAAATGGAAACAATCCTCATTGGCAAGTCAAAGCATGGTTAGGGAAGAAGTCTACAGAACAAGTTTTTCAAGATGTGTTTGTAGACTTTTTAGCTTCATATAAGCCTGTGTCTCAAGAAGTTATGAGTCCTAAGGTTGACTTTAACAAACCAAATGGTATGTTAGTTATCAACAAACAAGACTCTCACTTAAACAAATGGGACATAGATGGTAATAATAATGTAGCAGATAGACTAGCTAACATTATGTACAAGGTGGAACTGATAGCTAATCAAGCTCAGTTATCCAACAACTTGCAGAACATAACTTACATAATAGGATCTGATGAGTTTAACAGTGAGTATACAAATGCCACTACAAAAGGAACTCCTCAACAGAACACGCATACATATCATACATCTTTTGAATACATCTGTGGACATGAGGTGTTAATGATTACAATGTTATTACAATATGCTCAGAATGTAAATGTAATCTATGTGGCAGGTAATCATGATGAGTTTGTAGGTTGGCATTTAGTTAACTGGTTACAAACCTACTTCAGAAATACAGAGAGATTAGCATTTGATTTATCTCCTAAGTATAGAAAGTATGTAAGCTATGGTGATTCAGCATTGATGTTTAACCATGGAGATGCTATCAAACCAGCTAAGCTTGCAGCTTTATTCCCAATAGAGTTTAGAGAACATTGGTCTAGTCATAGCAAGTTTTACATTTTTACAGGAGACAAACACCATGAGGTGAGTCATGATTTCAATGGTATAAAGTTTTATCAAATTCCAGCATTTTCAAATGCTAAAAGTCTTTGGGACGACAAGATGGGTCACACAATGTCCAAGGCAGAAGTAACAGGATTTTTAATAGATGACTGTGATGGGATGACAAATATATTCAAACAGTATTTATAATGGCAACATTAAGACAAATGGTTTCAGATGTACGTTCAGTACATAAATTGCTCACTACAGATAATCTAATTACTGATAGAGTGGTTGCGTCTGAAATCAAGAACAACACATTTTTACTAATCAAACGTGAGACTAATCTCAGAAAGCTTTGGGCTACTGATACTGTATTTCAAACACTTCCTTGTTTGGAAATGCTAGAGGTGCCTATTTCTGATTGCTGTGAATATGTGGACCCTTGTCAAGTTGCAAGAAGCAAATACAAACTTCCTCGCATCAGTGAGGGAAACTATCAATACTTAATCCAAGGTGTTTATTCTATAAACGCTATGGGAGGTAAAGGAAAAAGATTCAAAGAGATTACAATCAATAGATACTTAAATCTATTAAAACTTCCTATCATAAAAGCTGAACAATACTATTGGATAGCTAATGGTGGGTATCTATATGTTAACAATCCTAACTTAAAATCAGTTAGAATATCTGCATTCTTTGAAGAAGATATTCCAAACAGTATTTTATATCCTGATGATTGTGCTTGTGGAAACATTCCTTCTGTAACAAATGAAGAGTATTGTATAAATCCATTAGACAAAGAGTTTGGATGCCCAGGCTACTTAATAACACAAGTGTTACAACTTACTTCTCAAAAACTATTATCGACATACTTTAGCATTAAAACAGACCAAACATTTGATGGCATTGATGGACAAGCTCCCAATGCAAAACCAACAAGCTAATGCGTACTAAGATAGACTGGAGAAGCTCTAGTAAAGAAAACTACAGTAACTTTTGTAAGAAACATCCCACCATAAAAATTACATTTGATGAGTGGCGAAACATTATATATTTATATAATGACAATTTTAAAAACTACATTCTAGAAACAGGAGAGAAAGCAAGACTTCCTTTTGGCTTTGGTGAGTTCTCTATCAATAAAAAGAAGAGAAAGAAAACAAAGACAGTTGATGGAAAAGAAGTGGTTAACCTACCAGTAGACTGGCAGAAGACAAAACAAAAGGGAAAAATCATCTACAACTTCAACTTTCATACAGAGGGATTCTTTTTTGGTTGGATGTGGTTTAAAGAGTCCACTAGGATTCGTAATATAAATCTTTGGTATTTCAAACCTTCTCGTACCACTTCTAGATTGCTGTCACATTACATAAAAACAGATGATAAATACCAACACATTTATTGTGAATGGAAAAAATAAAAGAACATGGCATACTATTACAGATACAATTTTGTCTCACCTGAACCAATTTATTCAGTTGTTAAGGAAGAGTTAAAATCCTACTTTGACACAGGAGCAGTGGATGATTTGCTTTTCCCTACTTACTTAGACAAATGTCTACAGAAGTTAGGTAGGTCAAGTTATGTCATTGCTGAACAGACGCTAGATATTTCTGGTTATGAGGCTAGACTTCCTGATAACTTCTTTGCTGTTAGAGAGGCTTGGATGTGTACAGAGATACCATCTAACTACCCATATCAAACAGCTAACTCGTTCTATTCTCAAGCTGCTTCTCAAACAACAATACAAGTCTCTCCTATTATTAGTGGTGGAGTTCCTTGTGTAGAACCTAACTGTACAACAGGATGTCCTACGTGTATGCCTGATATCATCCAAGCAGTATATAAAACCAATCAACAGATTGCTAGATCAATAAAAAGAGAATACTTATTAAAACCAGGTAATATATCTTGTCAAAGTAAGTGTGATGTAAGTTATACAGATGCTTGGGAATTCTATACACCTGCTCCTCCTATACATGAGTTCACTCCAGGATCAGCAGGATATGATAGCTTTGACATTAGAGATAATAAGTTTGTCACTAACTTTGGTTGTGGTATAGTTCATATGATATTCTATGCTACAGACTATGATGCTATTGGTAATCAGTTAATTCCTGATAACTATCGTATTAGAGAGTTTGTAGAAGCGTTTATTAAATACAAGGTGTTTGAGACATTGGCTAATCAAATCAATGATGAAACTTTTAATCAAATACAACAGAAGCTAGCATATTACAAACAGCTACATGATGAAGCATTCATTATGGCTTACACTGAAATTAAGAAGCAAGACGCATGGACTAAACAAAGAAGAGTAAGAAATGACTTACAACGCTTTGGACAATATGAATTACCAAATAGAAGCTCAAGATATGGCAGAGGATGGAATAGATAATCAAGGAACATCTAACGTAAGACAAGAATTTAATCTTGGCAGAGTTGGATTAGACATGGACTCTTCTGTAAATCAAATACAGAAGGGTAAGCTTTCTTATGCTCTAAACGCAGCATTAGAAAACTTTGACGCTAATTCTGTAAGCTATCAGAATGAGCCAAGTAATGAAGCTTGCTTAGAGTTTCCTGAAGGCTTTCAGCTTATTGGAACTCATTTCATACAAGAGAAAAACAAACACATATTCTTCTTAGCGAATCCTCAAACAGGAGGAAGTGAGATAGGATATATGGATAACAATGATTGTGTATATCGCACACTTTGTACTCCTATTCCTGATACAGACTTAACAGTTTGTGCTAACTCAGAATGTTTAAACTTTGATATAAACTATCCAATACACAAGGCTGTACATAAGATTACAAACTGTACCACTGAGGTATATTGGACTGATGGATTAAATCCAAGAAGATATATTAACATTGAGCAAGTTCCATATGTTTTTTCATATGAAGGAGGTAATACTTGTGATCCAACTATTCTAGTAGTAGATGGACAAGGAGTTCTTGATTGTAATAAGTTAGATGTACAACCTAACTTTCAAATTCCTAATATAGAAGTTGCTGAAATTGTTGTAGGAGGAGATTTGAGAGCTGGTACTTATCAATTTGCTATTCAATATGGTAATGCTTCAGGAGATGCTTATACATCCTACTTCTCTATAACTAATCCTACATCTATTGCTAATACAGAAATAACAACTCCTGATTTTCAATATTCTGTAGGTGAATCTATTGTATTAAATATTACTAACTTAGATGTTACAGGATACTTCCAATACTTTAACTTAGCTGTTATAAAGACCATTAATAATGGTACCACTGTAGAATTAGTGGGAACATATAACATTGAAGAAAAGTCTACAAGTATAACTTATACAGGACAGAACACAACTCAGATTCCTTTGAGTCTTGCAGATGTTCTTGAAAAGTTTCCTTATTATGAGATTGCTCAAGATGTAACAAACGTACAAGATGTTATTGTTTGGGACAACTTAACTTCTATTGATAGAATCAACTATCAAAGCGTTGCTAATCAAGTACAACTTCAATGGGAGACATATAAACTGCCAGCTGGTAACACCTATGCTGATGGTTTTTATACTTCCAACTTAAGAGGATATTTAAGAGATGAGGTTTATGCATTTGAAATTGTATTCTTATTAACCAATGGTAAGCAAACAGATGGTTTTCATATTCCTGGTAGATCACCAATTTCTAATGATTTAACTCCTATTTATGAAACTGGTCCTAATGCAACTCCTGACTTCATAGGTACTGCTACTAATGTTGAACCTGTTACACTTTATAAATATAGTCCTAATTGGAAAATATATAATACAGCCAGTGTATCTACAACGTATCCTGTTCCTACAGACAATACTAGGAAGATAGGAGAGGCATACCCTTATCAATCTGGAGACTTTGCATATTGGGAGTCTACTGAGGAGTATCCATGTAACGTAGATGTATGGGGAGACTTAGCTGGTAAACCAATTAGACACCATAAATTTCCTGATGTTCTTGTAAGTCCTTACTTTGAGAGTCCAAGCATTGTATATAATGGAGGTCAGATAGAACCTGTAATGCAAGTTGCCAATGCTATCTATCCAATAGGTGTGAAGATAGATGTACAACAAGTGGCATTTGCTATTCAAAGCTCTAGTTTAACAAATGAAGAGAAGGCATCTATTGCTGGATTTAAAATAGTAAGAGGTAATAGAAGTACAAACAAATCTATTATTGCTAAAGGTATTCTTAGAAATGTAGGTAAATACACTAGAGAAGATCCTGCTGATCCTAATGCTACATACTACTACTATCCTAACTATCCATACAATGACTTAAGTGAAGATCCATTCTTACTTGAGAGAAACAATGCTTACAACTCTCAATGTGATACGTTCTCTGTATCAGTGACAACTCCTGGTATCTTACAATACACAAACTGTTTTACAGGAGAAGTAGATACACAAGCTTTTACTAGCAGTACCACTGAAATATGTTCTATCACACTTCCTGTTGTAAATAGTGGTTCTGCAACATTTACAAATACTACAACTACTACTTATACAATTACAAATAATTCAGCTGTTAGTTCTGTTACATTTAATTATACAGATCCAGTTACAGGAGCATTACAAAGTATAACAGTAGGTAGTGTTGTAGGTGGTAACAACGTTAAAACATTTAACTCTACCACTTTCCCTGTAAGAACATCAGGACTAAGTAATTATAAAATAGTAGCTAGCAACACAAGTGAAAACTTAAATTGTTATCCTAATAAATTAGATGGATTTAATAATCCTGAGTCTGCTTACAGACAAGTATTTAATTCTCCAGAGACTTCTTTTGGACAACCTACACTAGGTAATGTTCTTAAGTTAGAGAGTGTATTATTTGGTGGAGGAAGAGCTCATTTTGTTGAAGTGCAGAAACATGCTATGTATAAGCTTATCACTGAACAAACACAAGTTGATGCTTTAACCTCTAGTAAGAGAATAGCTGATCTTGGGGGATTTAGTCCTACAGCATTCTTTACAGCATATCAAACTTACTTACAGATTTATATCAATGGTATTAGTAGACAAAACTTTGCATATTCATTTAACTCTATATCTAGTTATGATTATAGTGCAGATATTTCTAATAATCAAGGAATTAAACAAAGACAACTTGATCTAGCTCAATACGTATTTCCAGGTGTACAGAACGTAGGTGATAATTATGATCTTAATAACTGGAACAGAGAGTCTTCAGTTTATGTTAAAACTATTGATGTTAGAAATGGAATACCTGTATCACCTTTGCCATATCCTAATGACACCCCTTCTCTTGTTGTAGCAGGTGTAAGTCAAATTAGTGACACTTCAAGATTTACAATTTCAGAAGCAGAAAACTGTGCTAGTCCTGAAGCTCAGAGAGATATCAAAGTAGTATCTTACTATGGTTCTATAAAGGCTATTAATAATGCTCAATGGGGACAGATATATTCATATCAAACTATTGACACAGGATTCCAAAGAATATTCAGTGCAATATCTGCTAATGATCCTGAAGTAATATTTGGTGGTGATACATATATTGGTAAGTTTGGATTTAAAACAAAACTTCCATTCTTTATTGATAATAGAGTGAATGCTCCTGATGATTCTGATATATATTATGATGAGATAGGTAATGTAGCTTACCCACAATATTGGTATTCAGCAAGATCTATCTTGTCTGATTTTACTGTAGGCTCTACTGTAATGAAGAATATAATCTCTACCAAAGCACATTATCTTGATTGTCCTAATGATGATATTGCTGACAGTGGTACAACAACTTCTACAACTACACCTGCTCCAGGAACAGTAATAGCTGGTTCTTTGAATTATGTGTATGATGGTAAGATGTACTTGTTTGCTTATGGTATTCCTTACTATTATGTAGAGAGTTCTATTAATGTAGACTTACGTCAGGCATTCAATAACTTAGAAGGTGACTTCTATCCACATGTAAGTTCAGGTATCCCTGATACTTGGTTCCAAGAAAGTAGAGTTCCTATTGCTCTTGATAATACATATTATTACAATACAACCTTCTCTAAGCAGAATGTAGAGAACTTCTTCTCTCACTTGCCTGCAGATTGGATACAGCAATTATGTTATAAAAACTTTCCATTCAGAGCAATATACTCTGATAGACAAGAAAGTTATTCTGACAATAGAATAAATAGCTGGTTGATATATCGTCCAGTGAGCTTCTTTGATTTCCCTCAAAACTATGGTAATCTTATATCTTTAGATGGTATTCAGAACAGAGCTACACTAGCTAGATTTGAGAACAAGACATTGTTATATGGTAACATGTTAACATTGAATACAAGTAATCCTCAAGCAGCTTATTTAGGTAATCCTTCATTATTCAGCAGTGTTGAACCACCTCCTATAGATTACGCTGAAACAGATCTTGGATATGTTGGTTGTCAAAATAAGATGTTGCTTAAGATACCTCAAGGGCAGATAACTATTGATGCTAAGAGATGTCAAGTATTTTTAATTCAAGGAACACAAGCAACTGATATTTCAGGATTTGGTTCTGGTCTTAATAGATTCTTTACAAATCATTTAGCATTTGAAATACTAAGATACTTCCCAACAGTTAACACAGATAATCATTTCAAGAATATTGGTATTCATGGTGTGTATGATAGTGTATTTGAAAGAGTAATAATTACTAAGTTAGACTATGTTCCACAACCAGGTAAAGAGGTATTTTATGATGAGGTGGTTAAACAGTTTTATGTTGACCAACCAGTAGCTGGTGATCTTGTAGTTAAGAAATATATCGAGGTGACAGATCTTGAATACTTCTGTAACAAATCATGGACTGTTTCATTTAACTTCAATACAAAGAGTTGGGTGAGTTTTCATACATATCTTCCTAACTTCTATATAGGAGAAAACAGCTTCTTCTATTCTGGATTAAATGAAGGTTGTGATGTCACAGCAGTGGCAGTTGTACCAATACCTTCTCCAACCACAACTACAACAACAACAAGAATTATATACTGTAACCTAACTGGTACAGCTGTAGTGGTAGGATATCCTTGTCTTTTAGGAGGAACAGCTTCACAACAAACCACTACCACTACAACAACATCTACATCTACTTCTACTAGTACCACTACTACTACCACAACTGCTGTGCCTTTTGACTGTATATTAATTCCAGGATCTTTTACAACAGAACCTGATTGTAGATTAACAGCAGGAGAATTTATACGTGTATCTGTTACTACAACAAGTACAACAACTCCTACTCCTACAACTAGCACTACCACTACACCACAACCATCTCTTTATAGATATAGTTCAGCAGGTCCTGATGATGCTTGTGGTACTGCTTTAACAATGACAAATGTAATATTGACTGATCCACCATTCTGTTCTGCAACTGCAATTCAATGTGATGAGTTTGTACTATCACCAGCTGGTGTACCAGTATGGGTTCGCACTGGTAATAGCTATAGAGCTGCAACAATCAATGATCCTAATACATCTGGAATTGCTACATTCGATGTAGGAACATGTATTGTATGTACAACTACAACTAGTACTTCTTCTACTACTACTACCACTACAACTGCAGCACCTGTTGCAAGAACTGTAACTAACCTTGGTGCAAGTGCTTCTGATATATTAGGAGAGATTTATATAGATTCCTCAGTTACTCTTAGTGGTAATGTAAATGTAGATACTATAATAGAAGTAGTTGTGTCCACTAGTACATATGGTGATATCACTGTATATGTTACAATACTCAATGGTAACAATGCAGGAGTTGGTTCAACTTCTGTTGGAATGGGAAGTCTTCCATCAGTATCAGGTCAATGTATTGCATCTTCTGATAATGTATATGTAACTTTCATTGGGTATGAATGTTAAAATAATATAAAATAAAATAATATGCCATTTTCAGCAACAATAAGTTTAAATTTTGCAGGAGCAAACACTGGTCCTTTTGATCTTTTTTCAGATGCAGACACTTATGCTGTAGCATTTGCATTAGCAGTTCCTAAAGCGTCTTTGCTTGCAGGATATTTATCAAGTGCTGTTCCTGATTTTACAACAATCTGTAGAGTTAAATCTACAGGAGCGTGTGTTAATTATGTAGACATGCCTCTTGATGATCCTTACATATTTGTATATACAAGATGTGATACAGGAGATGAGTATTATAAGATAGGATTAATAACAACAGGAAATGTACAAGATACTAATACACCTACAGCAAACTGTTATCAATATGTTGCTCAAGGATTACTATCAGCCATGACTATTGCCTATCCAAGTTTAACAATTAACAATACTTTATCTGCTTCAAGTTGTCCTTGCGTTTAAAATAATATAAATGGCTAAAACAGTAATAATAAGATTAACTTGCTCAGGTGGCAGAACAGGACCCTTTGATATCTCTGATAACTTAGGGACAGTCTTGGGCATTGACATTACTAAACAAGACCTTATTGATGGATATACTGTTAGTGTTGCTGACTCTGTTACTACAATAATTATAAGATCTAAAGGTAAGTGTTCTACTAGCATTAATGTTACAATTGGTACAGCTACAAAAGAACAGCTTGCTGCTTTAGACTACACTGTATGTAACACAGGATCTATATGGAAGCATTTAGATGATACAATACATTATAACAAATACTATGGTAATGTAGAACCATACATAATTGAATATCCATTTGCTTATCAAACCTATGATGAGATACTTCAGAATGTTAAAGATTATAGTAAGGTGTATAACTATATACCATCTGTAGATGGAGTGGTTAATGAAACTGCTAAGATAGAGGTTGATAATCAATGGTTTAACAAAGCTGTTCTATATAATGGACAACAGTCTACAGGTATATTAGAACTTGTACCAAAGCCAATCAACAACCTAAAACAATACTTAGCTTACCCAATATATAATGACTTTAGCAAGACTATCACTTATACTAAGTCAGATAACTTCTATCAATATAATACATTCTGGGGATTAGTTAAGAATAAATCATTACCTTTGTTTAGAACAAGTTGTGAGTCTTTATCAGTAGATAAGGTTGTAAATCAAGTGAATATGGATTATGGAAAACGTTCATTTAAGAAAGAACCATTGAGAGCCAAAGACTTAAAGGTAAGACACATCCTTGACAATAGCTCTGAAGCACATATAGTTTCTCAATTCATTATTGCACCTGCTCAAATCTCTTATAAGTAATGGCTAACTGGTTAGACAAATATGAACAAGGAGGCTTAGTCTTAAAGAAAAAGACCAAGGATAACTATGGCAAGAAAGCTAATCCTAATGATGTCCAAGTATCTGTAGGTCCTGACTTTGTAGGACTTGGATATAACATTAAGGGTAGGGACTATTCTCCTGCATGGGGTGGGCGATTTCAGAATGGTGGATTCTTACAACCTAATAGTTCTAAATTGCCAGAAGGATATGTAATACCATATAACACTCCTAGCACTGAATTAGCTATGTCTATAGGTGGAGAAAAAGGAGAACCAGCTTATTTAATTCCTTCATTTAAAGGTGGTAAGAAATTAAAAGATCCTATTGCTGAATATAAGAAGACAGGTGAACATCTTGGTGGTCCATTTAAAACATGGCAAGAAGCTGAGAAGTTTGGTGAGATGAGACATGAATATGTAGAGAAAGGACAATCACTTCCTTCTCCATTGAAGTGGTGGGATGATATGCAAATGGGGGGATCTATGCCAGGTTCTGTAGGCTTCACGTACGCACGTGTAGCTGGCTCAGCTCCTGCTAATGGTAAGTATACTAAGAAGACAAAAGCTAGTGCTCAGAATGGTCAAGAGATGAAATTCTACCAAGAAGGACTAGACTTCAAACCTAAGAGTATAAGTCAAGATGGAAAAACTATTCCTAATGAGAAAGAGGAAATAAAACCAATTACAACTTCTCAAAAAAACATAGGACAAGCTGCAGCATGGAAAGTAATAGAAGCTATTAAAGCTAACACTCCATATCAATTATCAGAAAGTGCTGTAAAGTCTGGAATAGATCCATCATTAACATGTATAGGTGGTGTATGTAATGTCTATAAAGATTTAGGTGTTGACTTCTCTGGTGTAGGAAATGAAAAACAAGGTGTAAGAGAATCAAGAACAAAAGGTAAAGTAGTAGAATATAATCCAACATTTGATAAAAACTATAAAGCTGCTGGATTTGAAAAAGTAAAAGGAAGACCTATTGAATTTAATGAGTTAACTGATATAATACAAAAAGGAAACTTAAATCCAGGAGATTTTATACAATACTATAATAAAAAAGGTATTCCAGATCATACTAATATTGTATTAGGTTCAAACCCTGATGGCAGTGTTGAGGTTTATAATTCATATAAACATGGACAGGTAACAAGAGGAGAAAGTAAAGAACCTTATGTATATACATTAAATCCTGAAGCACAAGACTATAAAGGTAAAAAAATTAATGTATTTAGAGTAGGTGATCAAAAGGCAACAGAAATAAGAGATGCAAGTGCAAATGATCCAAGTGGTATAACAAACACTTGGTTTAATTACAATATGGAGAAGGCGATTCAAAGAAGAATGAAAATACTAGAAAAGGATTACCAAGAACTTGCAAAACAAAGTGGTGAACCTGCTAAAAAACTAACTCCATCACAATTAAGAAAAGCTGCAATAGAAGAAGAAAGACGTATTTATGAATCAGATCCTATGTTTAAAAGAAACCTAGAGATAATAAATACAGTTGACTTTTCTGAATCTCCACAAGAAGCAATGTATAGAACATTGAATAAAAAGAAAAATGGTGGATGGTTAGATAACTACAGTGAACCAATAAGAGATGACAGAGGACAGTGGGCTCATCCAGGTAAGATAACAGAGATAGGATCTAACAATATTACAATGCAAGGGGTAGACTATCCTGTTCTTGGCATATCTGATACAGGTGATACACAGATGATGTATCCTGATCAAGATTATAAGTTTGATGGTGAAAAGGTTACAGAGTATCCAATGGCTCAAGATGGTGAGAACATTACCAAAAAACTGAAGAAAGAAGCTGAGGAGAAATTAGAAAGGATGAAGAAACCTAAGGCTACTCTATCTCAATATACACCTAAGAAAGGGGAACAAGCTAAGTTTGATAAACAGAAGTTACAAAGAATAGCTGAAGACAATGCTCCATTAAATAGAATGGCTGCTAGTAAGGGAGCTAAGAATATGCAAGATGCTATAGAAGCAGCATTGATAATGGAAGGTGGATTGGCAGCAAGTAAGCTTGTTGGTAAAGGTGCCAAAGCAGCTGCTAAATATGCTACAGAACAAACAGCCTTAAAGAATGTTTATAAGTTAAATCCATATGCATTTAAACCTACAGAGGGAATGATGTATAGAGGTATTGGTAAAGAAGGAATGGAAGATGCATTACAAAGTGGTCTGTTTAGAGCTAAACAAAATGTAACTCCTACTAGTATAGGTAACTTTAATACTACTAGACAATTTAGTAAAGCTTACTATACTCCTAGATTTGATATAGCAGATCAGTATGGACAAGGGTATATTGCTGAGGTACCAAGAGGAGCTTCTGACTGGGGTAAGAGATATGGTAAAAAAGAATGGAGTCAAATAGCTCAAAGAGATATACCTATAACTGAAGGTAAAGTTTTACAGAAAGATTGGTTAAAAAGATATAAAGAAGTTCCTAAACCAACTGCTTCAGAACAAGTTGTAAGAGGTCCAATTCCTGCTCCTTACAAAGGAACAACTTTACCTTATGATAACATTGGATATAAGGAACCAGCAACAGGAGAACTAGCTCCATACATGACACCAGAGTTTGAAGCAATTCCATATAGTGAATTACCTAAAACTGTATATCATGGTGGTCCTAGTGTTATTTCAGACGCAGGTGCTATTAGAATAACTAGAGAAGGATTGCCTATTCAAAGTGCAACTTCTCCAACTTCAAGAGGATTCTATGCAACTCCTAATACTTGGATGCATATGGAAGGTTCTCCAAATCCTCTTAGAGATGTAGAAGGATTTTATCCAAAACTTGCTAGTGAGAATGCTGAAAACTATGCAATGGGAAGAGGGGATGCATACATACATGGAGGTGAGTTTGTTGAAAATCCTAGAATAGTTGACTGGAAAACATTTAGTCAAATGGAACCAGTTAAGAATCTTAATCCTGACTTTAGAAGACTAAGTCCTGAGGCTGCTAAAATAGCAGAAGATCTTGGTATATATGGTCTTAGAGATAATAGTGAATATAACATTCTTAATCCACAAAAGGTTTTTAAATCATTTAAACCTGCATATAAAAATCTGGGTAAAGGTTGGGAAAAATATAACAAAGGTGGCTGGTTAAACAAATATAAATAAATCATACAATAGAGTATAATATGAAAGACCAAATATTAAAGATTGCTAAAGTAAAGTCTGAGAAGGAATTCTACAAGAAGTATCCTACAGAAGAAGCATTCATGAAAGTTCATGGTAAAGAGTTAAAGAAAGCTGCTATGGGTAAGTCTATGGTGAACAAACAGTTACACCAACTTACAGACTTTGGCAATCCTCCTAAGTTTCAAGGTGGTGGTAGTGCTAATGGAAATGTGCTAAATCTTATGGGTTGGGGAAATGCTCAACCTGCTGTACAACCTGCTACTTATAATAGCTGGACAGGACTTGTTGGTGGATCACAGAATGCTGCTGGACAAGAAGTAGTTACAAAAGCAGCTACAGATGCTGCATTTGGTGAAGGTGGTCTTCCTGAAGGTGCTGGTGGAGGTGGTATGGCAGCAGGAGTAGCAACAGCAGCTATTGGTGCATTGCCAGGAATCATAGGAGGTATCGAAGCAATTGGTTCACAAAGAAAAGCAATAAATAAAGCATATCAAGCTAGAGAGTTATCAGAACTAGCTTTACAAGCTGGCTCTACAAGAGAGAAAGTTAAACGTAAATATGTAAGACCAGAAGATAATATTGTACAGCCTGGACAGTTAGGTAATCCTTATGGATCAGGTACAAACTTCTTAGCTGAGAATGGTAGAATGATTGGTGGCAATCCTACAGAGATTCAGAACATGTACAATCCTGGTGATATGTACACTGACCTTGGATTTGAACCAATGGGAGAAACATTGAAACAATTTAAAAAAGGTGGCAATCTTCCTGAAGCAGCATTTGGAGATTACTTCCAAAGTTCTGGTCAAGCACAGATTGGTAGTGCTGCAGGTACAGCCATTGGTAGTATTGTAGGTGGACCATTAGGTGGTGCAATTGGTGGACTTATTGGTACAGTGGGTGGTAACCTATTAGGTGGTGCTAAAAATGCTAGAGAACTAGAAGCAGAGAAAAAGAAAGCTGAGATGAACACTCAACAAGCTGCGTTCCAACAAGCTCAACAAAATCAGTTTGGTGCATATATGGAGCAAGGTGGTAAGGTGGATGTAGGTGATGAATATAAGTGGGTTAGTCATACATGGCAACCACAAACAATTGCTAAGTTTGGTGAGTATAATGTTAAAGACTTGTTAAAGCCTCCTCATGATGCAGATATGCTAAGAAGTGGTGGTCATTTAAAAGATGAGTATTATACACCTCCTAGTGCAGAAGCATTGTTTACTGGCAGACCTGAGCGAAAGCCTTTAACTATGCAACATGGTGGACAGATGGCTATGGGGGGTGACTTAGAAATAATTGAAGGTGGTAAGGCAGAAACAATCTCTTATAATCCTTTCCTACCAGATGGTGGTGAGACAGTTATGTTTAAAGGAAGATCTCATGACAATGGTGGCATTCCTATTAACTTTGGTGAGAATGGTGTAGAAGTTGAGGGTGGTGAACCAGCTGTTAAATTAAAAGATGGTGGTAAAGACAACAATATGGTTGTATTTGGTAACATGAAGATTGATAAAAACATAGCAGACCTTATGGGAGATCCAAAAGCAAAAGGTAGAAAGTTCAAACATTATGTAGCTGATATAGCTAAGAATGATGCAAAACAATTGAAAATAAGTGAGAAGGCTAATGAAAAAATTATCAATGCTGATAATAATAGTACAGCTGGTCATTTACAGTTAATAACAAATGAACTTATAAAACAAGGAGCTGAAGAGTATCAAAAGATAAATGCTAAAAAGATTCAGGAAGCAGGTATTGTACAAAATGCTATTCTTGATACAGCTAGTCAATTAGGAGTTAAGAGTGACAAACTTGCTGAAGGTAAGCTTGAAAAAGAATATGACAAACGTATGATGGCTAAAGATGGTAAGAAATTAAAGAAGGCTCAAAATGGAGAGTATGAATATTTTGATCCTAAAAATAATTATTTAGAAGAAGAAATTAACACTTCACAAAATACTGGTGGTGTAATGTCTGGATATGATCAAAATATGAATTACTTTGATCAGTCAGGAAATCTAGTAGATCAATCTGGAGATCTTCCTAAAGCAGTTGGAGTAGCTGGAGTTGAAGGTGGAGGATTTGGACAAGCATTAAAGTCATTAGGAAGTACTTTAGGTAAAGGGCTTGAGAAGTATGGTCCTAGTATCCTATCTAACATAGCTCCATTCTTAAGACCTAGTAATGCTAATGAAGAATTATCTCCAGATCAATTATATCCTGAATACTTTGCATTGGCTACCAATCAGTTAGAACCTGTACAGGCTCAAACATTCCAGCCAATGTTAGATACTCCTATGGATATCTCTTTTAATGATCAGATTAATGCTATTGATGCTCAATCTAGAGCAGCCATTAGAGCAGCAGGTTCAAACCCAGCTGCCCAAGCAATGATTATGGCTCAGGCATTAGAAGCTAAAAACCAAGTGTTTGGAAATCGAGACAGAATCAATACTACAAACAAGATGCAGATATTTGATAAGAATAGAGCAATGTTAAATGATGCTCAGCTTAAAAACTTACAAATTCTTGATAATCAATACGTTAGACAAGCTCAGGCTAGATCTAATACTAAAGAACAAGCACTTAGTGCGTTAAGTTCTATAGCTGCTAAGACAGCACAACAAAGAGCTGCTAATAGACAATTGGCTGTTATGGAGAACATGTACAACTTTAGATTCACTCCAAGTGGTAGAGCAATTAATATGAATGCTCCTGCTCAGTTTAATATTCCTGGAGCAGGAGGGTCTCAAAAATCTACAGATGCAAAAGGAAATGATCTTCTTCCTATCTATAATAAGAAAGGAGACATTACAGGATATAAAGTCAAAGAAGCTAGACATGGTTCACTTGTAAAAGCTCTAAAAAATCTCTAACTAATTAAGTTATAGTGAATTACTAAAATTTGTTATAGCTCTTGGTAATTCTAATATTTTAAATTAATTTTGTATTATGGCATCGTTTACTGATAAATCCTTACAATTCAACCCTTACATCCAAGAGCTCCCTGTGGAGGCCATGGTGCAAGTGGGCATGCAAAAGCAAGCCCAGTATGATCAAGGTGTGCAAAAAATTCAGAATGAAATTGATCGAGTTGGTGGTATAGAATTATACAGACCCCAAGACAAACAGGTATTACAATCTAAACTCAATGAGTTAGGTAGTAGATTAAAGACTGTGGCAGCAGGAGACTTTTCTAATCAACAACTAGTTAACTCAGTTGCTGGTATGACAGGTCAAATTATTAAAGATGAAAACATCATAAACGCTGTATCATCTACGCAACAATATAAAAAAGCTGTTAAGGAAAGAGAAGAATATCTAAAAGATGGCAAGACTTCTCCATCAAATGACTGGTTGTTTCAACAAAAAACTAACAAGTGGATGAATGGAGATGTAAAAGAAACATTTAGTGGAGGGTATGATCCATACACAAACTGGAGAAAAAATGCATTAGATATTATAAAGGATCTCACTGGAGATTCAACTATTACAGAAGAAGATTTTACAACAGTTGTTGGTGAAGATGGGAAACCTCAAGTGGTCTTAGCAGATGCTACTACAAGAACAAAACTTGCAGGTGTGTCTCCTGACCAAATCAAACAAGCACTATCTGTAGGTTTAACACCTGCTGATTGGAGACAGTTAGAGATAGATGGTGTATATACATATAGTAATGTTACTGATCCTAATTTATTTAAAGAGAATGTTAATAGTGAATACTTAGATAAGTCTGAATACTTCACTAAACAAAAACAAGCTCTTGAGAATTCTTTAAGTTCTACAAATTCAAATGTTCAGAAACAAATGATTCAAGATAAGATAAATGGTCTTGATTCTACAATTAACAAACTTAATAAAGAAAGAGATAGTATATTAGGTCTTGTTGATAGAGGAGATTTGGAAAGAGCTAAGGCAAACTTATTTACTCTTAACTCTATTAACAACTTTGCTAAACCTTTCTCTCATACAGAAGTTGAGATCACAAAAGAAGATAGTCCTGCAGCTCAAATGCAAATGCAAAGGGAAACAAAAAATCAAGCTTGGAAGATACATAAAGATAATATGTATTGGAAGTCAAGAGAAGTCAAAGCTGCAGAAGAGGCTAATAAAATAGCAAAGAAAACAGCAGAAGGATATGGTGCTTTTGCAGCTCCTGTAGATCAGGATACTCTTCCTAAATTAACTGTTGGTGAACTTACAAGAACAACAGATATAGAGTTAGGTAAAATTAAAGATAGAGATGAAGCTTTTTTAAAGTCTCAAGGTAAAACTAAAGAATGGTTTGAACAACAAAGAGCTGCGTGGGAAACAAGACCTACAGGGGTTAGTCCTGTTGTAGCTAACTATTTTAATACTACAGAAAAAGAAAGAAGACAAGCTGAAGCTAATCAAGAATTAATATTAGATGTTAGAAGAAAGGCAGAAGCTGAACATGGTACAATAGATAAGCTTATTCCTAAAAATGCTCCTACTGTTACTTATAAAAAAGGTAATGAAGTATATCAATATACAGCTAAAGACTTTGTAGACTTTAATACAGTAGCATATAAATATAGAGGTACTGGTGGTGGTACAGCTCCAGGTGGAGGATCTGTTGTTGGTATGGCAGGAACTCCTGTAGCTTCAGCAGATGCTAAAGCTAGACAAGAGTTAAGTCCTAAGATGTATAACTTGTATAAGATTTGGAGTAAGATGCCAGCCAAGAGATATGATTCTGACAAGGTTATATTAGCTCAACTAGACAATTATGCAAAGACTGTAAATAAGCCTTATAAAGAAACCTTACAAAAGATTGATAAGACTATGGAAGATACTTTTAAAAATAGGATTTCTGTAAGTCAAGCTGCTGGATATAACATCCCTTCAATAACTCCTGCTCAAAAAGGAAGTTTAAAAAGCTTTTTAATTGCTGCTGCTGCTGCTGCTGAGAAGAGTGGTGGTAAACTTGCAGGCTCTCCTGATTTTAATGTTGAGACTGCTAGAGAAATTGCAGGATCAGAAAATCCAAACTTTTCAATAGATGTTGCTGAAGGCACTGAATTCCAAGAACCTTATTATAAAGTTACAGCTGTTGGTCCAGGAGGAAAAGCAACTAGTTTTAGATTAACTCCAGAACAAAAAATAGGAGGCTTTGGTACTCAATTTGATGATGTAGCATCACAACAACTAAGACCATATTTAGATCAAATAAATAAAACAGGAGGAATGACCACTGCCAAAGATGGTAGTGCCAGGACAACTGTTAGCAATGCTTTCTTAGGTAATCTTGATTTTGAAAATGTAAGAACCTATGGTGTGAAAGCAAATATCATACAACTTAGTCCAGGCAATTATACACTAGGTATCAAAGCATATGATCCTATAAGAAGAAGTTGGACTACTGATGAGATGTACTATCCAAGTGTAGGAAGTATGACTAAGGAAGGACTTAACATGGCTATAAAAAATATGAATGATAGTGAGATATTTAGATTGATAAATGAAAGACCAGCAACAGCTGGTGACTTACAAAAAATACAAAAAGCTTCTCAAAAACCTTTATAATGGCAGATACTCCTTTAATAGACAGGGCATTATTAGATTCATCATTGAATGATTATACACCTACTGAACTTCCTGAAAGACCTGCAAGTGTTCCTTATCAAAGCTTGCGAAGTCAATACGAAGGAACTGGTATTCCTATGATGGATGGAGAACCTACTCCTACTGCATTAAGTGCTCTTGAGAATGCTGTATTAACTGCAGGTAGAAATGATGGTAAGAAGATGGCAGGTGGCATTGATAGAACTTTAACAGAGGTAAGTAGTGATAGATATAAGAGCTTCATGCCTGGTGATTATAATAATGAAGATGCTTATGCTCAAAGTCAAAGTTGGGCTAGTAAAATGGTTAATGGTGTAGGTAAAGGTTTAGTTCTTACAGGAACTACTTTCTTACAATCTACTGTAGGACTAGTAAATGGTCTAGCTAACTTTGCAAACTCTGGAAGATTTGCAGATATTTATGATAATGACATGAATAGGTTTTTAGATGAGGAAGTTGTAAAGGCTTCTGAAAACATAATGCCTAACTATTATAAAGCAGGAGAAAGAGAACAAGATTGGTATTCTCCAAGTAAGTTATTTAGTGCTAACTTTATTTGGGATGGAGTTGTTAAAAACTTAGGCTTTGCTGCAGGTGCTGCATTGTCAGGAGGAGCATATGCTGCTGCTCTAAAATCAATCCCTCTTACAGCTAGACTGTTCTCAGTGGGTAAGGGTGCTCAAGCTTTAGCTGCTTCAGAAGAAGCATTGCTTGCTGCAGATAAAGCAGCTTCTACTTATGGTAAACTTAAAGGACTTTCTGATAAGTTTTTATCATCTTATAGCTCATTAGGTCAAGGAGGTAGAATTACTGTTGCAGCTTTAGGTACAGTGGGTGAGGCTGGCTTTGAAGCATACCATACGCTTAATGATTTTAGAAATAAAAAGATTGAAGAATATAAAGAAGCAAATGGTGGTCAAGCTCCTATGGGAGAAGATCTGTTAAAGATTAATCAACTTTCTGAAGAAGTGGGTAATTCTTCTTACTTTGCAAACGTTGGTTTATTAACTGCTACTAACTATATTCAGTTTCCTAAAATACTAGGAGCTACATACAAAGGGGAGAAAGGGATTGTTAATTCTCTTACAAAAGAAATTGGTGAAATTACAACAGACGCTACTGGTAAATATATAGCAGCTCCTAATAGATTTGGAAAAATCTTATCTACATTAAATAAGGTGAGACCATATACCTTCTCTGCTTCAGAAGCATTTGAGGAAGGTGCACAATACGCAATTGGCAAATCTACAGAAAACTATTACAATAAGAAATATAACAACGAACCAACTAATTGGTTAGATGGTGTTGCTGCAGGAATTAGTGAAACATTAACTACTAATGAGGGTATGGAGAACATACTTATTGGTGGATTGTCTGGAGCATTAATGTTAGGTCCTGGTAAGTTTGGTGAAGCAAAAGAAAAGTCAAAGAATACACAAGCTGCTATTACAGAATTTAATAATGCTATCTTGTCTGACTTCTCTAAAGAAGTTAAAGGATCTGTTAATAGAGGTACAACTATACAAGAGGAAAGAGAAACAGCAATAAGAAGAGGTGATATTCTAGAGAGCAAAGACTTAGAGCGTGATTACATAATCAACTATCTAACTCCTCGTATTAAGTATGGTAGATTTGATCTTGTTCAAAGCGACATTGCTCAGTATAAAACTCTAGCAATGACTGATGAGGGATTTGCACAGTTACAATCAGAAGGTAAGGCATTAGATACAGATACTAAAGAAGCATATCTACAAAGATTAGCTAACTTAGAAGTTACTGCTCAGAACATTAAATCATTATATCAATCATTAGATGTACGTTATGGTGGGTTAGTAAATGCTGATGGTAAGCCTGTCTATTCACCAAAGGTGATGGATCAGATGATATATGCTGCAACTAAGGTGGCAGACTATGATGAAAGACTTCCTCAATTAATGACAGTGTTAGATGCTGTAGGTATTGATACTACTACTGTTGTTAATGACTTAACTAATGGAGACAGTGATTCTTACATAGCAGCTGTTGAAAAAATTAAGGCATCAAAGTCTATTAATGAAGATGAATTAATGCAGACATTAGAAGATGTTGCAGAGCTTGCTTTGCGTAGAGACAACTTCTTGTTTGAATATAATGATATAAAGAACAATCCTAGTAAGTATGACACTGCAGAAACTATGGATAAAGATGCTCCAAAGAAAGAAACTGTAAAAGTTAAGACTAAGGATGGTGAAGAAGATATTGAAGTAGATACAGAATACTACTTAGGTAGAACTGTTAAGTATGACAAAGATGGTAATGAGGTTTATGGATTTCCAAGATTAACTATCCTTGGAGAAAATGAAGATGGTACTATTAAGATTAAGGATTCTAATGGTGTTGTAAGAGACATCTCTAAAGAAGAATTAGCTGGCTATAAATTAGGCAAAGTGTCAGACACTTTAAATAATAAAAAAGCCAAATACTATATGGAACATAGTAACACTGTGTTTCAATTTAACTTTGGTAAAGGTAAGAAAGTTAAAGGTAGATTAGAATACTCCCCTAAAGATGGAGTATTAAACTTTGTGTACAGAGACACTAAAGGAAAGATTAAATCTATTGAGGTTACAGGTAGTCAATTTGTAGCTCAAGAAGGATATGATGTTCCTATGATTATGGCTGTTGGTGAACTTACACCAATTCAAAAACAAGCATTAGATGAATTTGTTAGTTTAAAAGAATCAAAATTTTCTGCTAAAAGAGAAGCTAGATTAAAAATACTAAATGACATGTTTGATGAAACATCATCAAAGCTAATGTCTACACAAAAGTTATTAGAACAAAAATACAATGAACTTGAGAAGATAACAGGCGATCTTACTAATGTTGAAACCAAGCTTAAGGCTGGTGAGATGACTAAGAAGAATGCGTTCAAAAAAACCACAGCCAACGCACTTAGAGCTGCAAGTAAATTATCTAAACTAAGAGATAAGTTAATTGATGAGATTAGAGAATTAGAATCTCAACAAGAAGAACTTGAGTTTACACAAGCTTACATTGCTGACATGGTTCAGAATATAGGTGAGCTTCCTGCAGAAAGTGAAGACTTTATCAATGAATTAAAAGAACAAAAGTCTCTTGTTGAAGATTTAATATTAGATACTGGTAAAAATATTAATGCTTTGTCTAAGCTCTTAACTAATGTTGAGAAAGCTTTAGATACTGCTGTAGATTTGGCATTAGATCTGATTAAGAAGTTTGAAGCTAAATATCCAAACTTACCTTACACTCCATTAGCTTTACAAGAATATTTGAATGCTAATCCAGAAGTTAGAAGAAATAACCCTGAATTAATGTCAGACTTAATTGAGTTTGAAAGAGATCTTGCCAATATTGATGAGTTAGATGTAACTCCTAATGAACGCAGTGTTGCTGAATTAAGAGAAGAGTTACAAGGTTTACAAGATCAGTTAAAGGAATATGAGCAAGACTTAAAAGCTAGAGAAGCAATTTTAACTAGATTTCAAGATGTTGCTAAAGCTTATAAGTTACAGAAAGAACAAGAGAAAAAGTTAAAGAGTGATGGTAAACTTATTAATGCAGTTATTGGTACATTAAGTAAGGAACAATTAGACAATACTCCATATAGTGTTAAGTACGAACCTACTTCTAAGAAAGGTCCAAAGATATTAGTTACATCTACTGTTGCTAGTAAGAATATATTAGGCTATGCACGTGCAAATTACTTTGGTAATAAGTTCAACTCATTCCCTAATAAGAATAATATATTTGGTGTCTTAGTTACTTCTGCAAATGAAGACAACATTATACCAGGACTTACTTCATATTTACAGAACAACAATACAGACATAGATCCAACAAAAACTATTGCATTAGTAATGGTTGAGGATCAAGGCAATGGTAACTTTGTATTGGTAGGTCAAGATGGGCAACCTCTTGCAGAAGGCCAAGATAAGTTAGAGAATGCTGTATTCCAAGTAATGCCTGACGAGAGTTTACAATGGGGTCCTGACTTTGGTAATGAAACAATGTTCAGAAGCAACACACCTGAGCAAACTAGAAAAGAGTTAAAAGATCAATACATTGCTTTCAGAAATGAAACATTAAAAGATCCTGCTGTTAGATTACAATCAATCACTCCTTCTTTTGGAAGACCTACTAGAGTTAGTATTACATTACCTGATGGTAAGAAGGTTACTGATCCAAGTGCTGCTGTGTCTGTAAAGGCTGCTGGATTAATTGAAGACAAAGACTTAGTTGAAAAGCAGTTAATTGAAGTGCCTACTGTTGCAAAAGATATTAGTAAAGGAAGCACAGAGTTTACAGATGTGCTTGGTAGAATATTCTTAGTATTAGATAATGCTTATGTTAAGTTAAAGAACAGACTGTTCAATACTAAAGAAGCTGAAACTATCTATGAGGTTCTTAATCAATTATCTAACAATGTGTTTGATGATGGTGGTGTAGAAGCTAGAAGTGAATATTTAATTGACTGGTTAAGAAGTGTTACATTCTGGGGCAAACCTAAAGAAGGCAAAGACCCTGGTTATAATAGTATATGGTTTGAGAGAGCAGATGGTGAATTAAGATTGTTCTTCTCTGGTAAAGGAGAGAGTCTTTCTTTTACACCACAAGCAATGGAAACTCAGAAAGATGCAATTGTCACTCTTCTACAAAACATGTACAATAATGTTAATGCTAGAAAGGTACAAAACACAGATGAATATAATTTATCATATGAAGAAATCATAGGTATTGGTGAGAATGGTATTCCACAAACAAAAGAATGGCAAAACTATCAAACATATTTGTTATCAGATGAGGGAAGAACAGCTGATGAGATTCCTTTGTTTACTGATATTACTGCGTTAGAATCTCCTGAAGATACTAATAGAGAGGGTGTATACTTTACACTTAGCGATGCTGCTGACAACTTTACTATTACAGAGATAGTTAGAACTGTGCCTAAGACTGTTGTTCCTGGTGGCATTAAGCCTACAGCTGCAACACCTGTTTCTGCAGAAGAAGAAACATTTACTGTAGGAGAAACACAAGAAGCTCCAATAGAAACTAAGACTGGTTCAAAGTTTGTATTAGATGGTAAGACTAAGAATATATTTATTACTCCAAAGGGAACTAGAATAGCTTTCACAGCTAATCGTAATTTATTGGCTAAAGGAGATATTGATAATGGTATTAAGATATTAAAAGGAGAAGACTTAGCTAAAGCTGAGGAAGCTTTAATTGCTGCAAATGTTAAGAAGGAAGATATGGGAAGAGCTTTAAAAGCTCCTATTGCTAACTTCTTAAATGTACCTGTACAGAAGGCAACTGCTGTAGAAGAAGATGAAGAAGCTTTTGCAATACCTGATGAAACAGATGCAGATGATGTAGTAATAGAGATTGAAGAAAAGGCACCAGCACAAATTACAACAAAGGGCCCTAGTGTAAGAAGTGGTGCTATAAAAGAAGCATTATTAGAAGATGAAGATGGAGACTTACGTGAGATATTAGAGAATGAAATAAAGACATTCAAATCTGAAAACTGGAAGAAGTTAGAACAATGGTTAAGAGCTAATCTACCTAACGTTCCTGTATATAGAGTGAAGAATGTTATCAAAGCTACAGGGGGAAGAAAGGCTTGGGGTATGTATAAGAATGGTGCTATCTATGTATACACTAATGCAGAGGCTGGGACAACATATCATGAAGTGTTTCATGCTATCTGGAATATGTTCTCTGACCCTAAGGAACGCAAGGCTATTGTAAATGAATTCAAGAATAGAAAGGGCAGCTTTGTAGATAGAGTTACAGGACAAGAAGTTAAATACTCAGAAGCAACTCCTGGTCAAATCAAGGAACAACTAGCAGAAGAGTTTAGAGAATATGTATTAGATAAGAAAGTTCCACCTAAGCCTGCTGATGGTAGACCTTACATCATTAAGTTATTTACTGATTTAGCAAACTTTATTAAGGAATATTTCTTAGGTCCTCAAGCTGCAAGAAACACAGAAGAGTTATTTAAGAGAATAGGAGAAGGTTATTATAAGAACGCATCTCCATATCAGTCTAAGTTAGCATTAGCTAAACCTGGTATTATTGATGTTGAAGATGCTATAGGCGACCCAACTAGTGAGTATAGTTTAATTGCTAATGGTCTTACAGGAGAACAAGTACATGATACTATTCAACAAATGACCTATTCTACTCTTACAAATCTTATTGCTACTAATCAAAGCCTATTTGATATCCCTGCTAAGAACAGAGCTGTAATATATAAAGAAGCTAAAGATAATCTTAAGTATACAGTTGTAGATAAGATTAAGAACATTGCTGCTAAACTAATGAAAGAAGGTATTGCTACAAAAGAAGATGTAGCTCCTGAGGTAGCAAAAGCTGAGCAGTTGTTTGCAATCATAGATAAAAACTGGGATGAGATAACTCAAATCTTTGAAGAACAATTATTATCTTATTCTATTGAATTTGATGAGAATGACAGTACTCAAACAACAAATGAGAACAATACAGGTAGAGGAGACTATCAAGAGTCAGAGAAAATAGACAAGTTTAAGAAGGCTAACGCTGCTATTAAATTATTGTTAGCTACCATTCCATACAGAAATGCAAGAGGTAAAAGAACACTTTCTTCAATCAATGGTGTTAGATTAATACCAATGAGCAAGGTGTATATAGACCTTAAGAATGCTTTATACAACTCAGATACAGTAGATGATATGATGGAAAAACTACGTGAGTTTGTAGAGTCTCAAAAACCTGAATATGGTGTAATATACCAAAGACTTACAGGACAACCTTCTTCTGAGAAGTTGAATCCTTATGCTAATATAAAAACTGATGCAGATCTTCAACTGGTTACTTCTTTCTACAATGTAATGAAGGGACAAGCTCCTGACGTGGTTACAGTGTACACAGCTCCTGATGGAACTGTAGTGACAACTGATATGTCTGTAGGCACAGCATCTAAGCAAATTGCTATTGATATGGAAAACAGTATCATTAGCTCTATACAAAAGAACTTAGGAAAGTACTATAGATATGATGCTCCTAACAAAATGTACGTAGCTATTAAGAAGAACATTGAGAATCAACAGTTAGGATCATTAGAAAGAAGTGTATTATTTATGAAGTCTTTAGGAGTGGATGTTCCTATTAGAATGATTAGAAGACTTGGCTTTGAATCTGACTTTAACAAAGCTGTTGCTGGTATAAAGAAGAACTTATTAGAAGCTGAGCAGATTAAGTTTATTTCTAGTAAGACAATTAACACTGCAGGTAGAGTTAAGGAGATTGCTGACATGCTTGCTAAGATTCAAAATCCTGACTTTGAAAGTACATATTTTAACCTTGAAGGTGATAGAGTACAGTCTTTCATAGGTGGTAATGCTATTAGTAGCTTACGTGATTTCTTAACTAAGATAAGCAATAAGAAACAATTAGTTGGCTCTAGATATGAATACTTACTTACAGATAACTTTGCTAACATTGGTTCTGTATTCATGGACAAGATATTTGATAAAGATTCAGGAAACAAATTACCTAAGGGTGATGAGATATTAAGCACAGCGTATGCAGGTGGTATGATTGATGAGGGTCTTGGCAAAAGAAAAGACCCAGCTAGTCTTACACCTAGTGAGCGTTTGAAGGAAGAGTTAAACCTTAACCTAGCAGGATACTATATGAACCTTGTTCCAGGAGATGCCTCTTTGGACTGGGCAAACTATGTAGGTAATACAGTTACATTAAATAGTTTAAAGAAAGACAATAGCTCAATACATAAAGTATTTAAAGGATACTTCTTGTCAGAGTTAGCTGTTTCTAGAGAAGGTCGTAAGATTGTACAAGATGAGAACGAGACTAGAAAGTCTACAGACCTGCGTTTCTTCAAGAATATATTAGGACCATCATTACATGAAGATATTGTATCATATGATCCAAGCAAAGAGAAATCTCTTGAGGATGTTTACACACACTTTGAATCAAGAATAAACACTGCTATAGACGCATTTGTTAAGAAGGATATTGAGAGAAGAAAAGCTGTGTATTCTAATTACAATATTCTTTCTGAAGATGAGAATGGTTTTAACTTTAATGGAGTGGAATTTGAAAAGAAAAGATCTTTAAGTGAGAATGATGTTGATGTGAATATCAAGTACTTATCTGTTAACTATATGATTAATAACATAGAGTTACATAAACTTGTATACTCAGATCCATATTTCTACAAAGATGAATTGAAGCGTATTAAGAGTTTTTTATCTCCACGTCAGGCTATCATATATGGTTCAGCAGGTTTAAATGCTGTAATGAATAATGTATATAATGATGACTATACAGATATTGATGATCTTGGATACACTGACTTCACAGCTGACTATTTCAAAACCATCACATTAGAGGATGTCAAAGGTGTAGCAGATGTAGAAGGATTTGCTAAAGAGTATTCATCATTCACTGAAACAGATGGTGGTGGTATGATTAGTATGCAAGCATATCGCAACTTTAGAATACGTGCTTCAAATTGGAACCCTAATGAGGAAAGACAATACAGATATGATGTTGCTTTTGAGAAAAGAGACAAGGGTCAGGACCTTTCTCCTAATGAATCAAATTTATTAGAAGCAGGCAATCCTCAAGTAAAGAGTGCATACACTCCATTGAAACCAGTTGTAGCTGGGGCTAAGATGAGTAAACAATCTTACAATGATGTTGTATTAGATAAGTTTGCCCTTTATCCATTGAGTTACAGAGTGTTACATGAGATTAATAAAGATTCAAATGCTATCAAGTTATACAACAAGATGCAGAAAGATAAGATTGACTACGCTGTATTTGACAGTGGTAGAAAGGTGGGGGCTGATGTATTAGTTAAATTATATGATAGCAAGGGTAACTTTAATGATGCTCCTATTGCAGATGCAGATAAGATTAATATACCATTTAGTATTATAAGTGTACAGTCTGAGGTGCCTTCTAAGGATGAGGCTTTTGTAACAAGAGGTTCTCAGATTACCAAATTGGTAACATTAGACTTCTTACAAGCTGGTGTACCTTTTGACTTCATGTCTGATGAGAAAGATTTTAACAAGCGTTTAGAAGCTTGGGAAAACTTAGAAGATGAAACAGCTATGGCTAATGCATCTCCATTCTTCAAAGAGATATTGGAGAACCAAGACTTACTAGAGGAAATGACTGATATTGGTTATAAAAACCTTCTTGATAGATTAGGTATTAAACAAACCAAAGCAGGATTTGAGATTGTAGATCCTGAGAAGATTGCTCAAACATTACGTTCTGAGTTATTCAAAAGAGAAGTGAATCGCAATATAGTGGCTGCACTTGTGGGCTTTGAGAAAGGTCAAGTTTTAATTGAAGCTAGCCCTATGTACAGTCAAGTGAGAAACATTCTTTATTCTATAGTGGATAAGAACATTGTACGTCCAAAGATTAATGGTGGATTAAAAGTACAGATTCCTTCTACAGGATTTGAATCAGTAAGACCTGTAGGAAAGAATGGATTGTTTGAGTCAGATGTATTAAAGTTTTATGAGAAAGGTGGAGAGCGTGTAGCTGAGGTGATGGTAGGAAGATGGTTTGATAGTGATATGTCTGATGAGGACTTATTAAAATATTTAAACACTACAGATGAAGGTCAAGCTTTATTAAAGGGTGTAGCGTTTCGTATACCTACACAGAAGCAAAACTCTGTGGATGTAATTAAGATAGCTAAGTTTCTTCCTAAGGAGTTTGGTGACTCTGTTGTTGTACCAGCTGCGTTAGTTCAGAAGGTTGGATCTGACTTTGATATAGATAAGTTATCTATGTATTTCAAGAACATCTACAAAGGAAAAGATGGTAAGCCTAAGTTGATTCCATACTTTGGAATGGGCAAGGATGCTATCAAGAAGTTTGAAGAAATGTTTGACAAAGGAGAGTTCTTAACTAAAGAACAATTACAAGAGCTTGACAGATACATAGCAGAAGAACAAATCATGTTGGAAGACTTGATTGAAGAGAAGTCTAATGCAAGTAAGTTAATTACAGCAATAGTTGGAAACTTAAATGGTCTTATTAATGAAGAGGAATTAACACAGGAATTTACTAGAGGTATCAAAGCTAAAGATCAAATAATCAATCTATTATACAAGAAGTCTATTGAGAACCAATACATTCAGTCTTTAGAAAACATTATTGGAAGTGAGGCTAACTACACTAGATTAGTTACACCAAACAATGCTAAAGTGTTAAAAGATATGTCAATTGATATTACAGACAAGTTAGGTCTTGGTTCATTTGATTATTCTTCCACTGACAATATGTTGAATCAAATATTCATGTCTAGACTTAGACAGGCATTTGTACGTGGTAAATATGCAATTGGTCTTGCTGCTGTAGCTCAAACTAATCATGCTCAGAACCAACGTTCTAATATGTATGTTGATAAATCAATGATGTATAAATTAAGCAAGTCTGATCAGAAGTGGTTAGGAGATGCTAATGTTAACTTTAGCAAATATAATACAGTGAGGGTTGGTGGTAGAACAGTGCCTAGTCTTTCTGGTATTAAAGATGCTAACAATAAATATGACATATCTGATATCATTGGTCAGTTTATTGATGGATATGTGGATATTGCTAAGGGTCCTTGGATTATGGAATTAGGTGCAAGTCCTAATGTAGCTCCTACATGGTTGTTCTTAGTTAAGATTGGAGTTCCAATTAAAGAAGTTGCCTACTTTATGAACCAACCAATCATTCGTGATTATGTACGTGAGTTAGAAAACAGTGGATACACTTGGTTATTTAATGACTCAACTGTAGCTGCTATTAAAGACTCTGAGAAATATAAGGTGGACCCAAGTAAGGTACAAGGATTGAATAGTATTCCTAACGTTGCTGCTCTTGAGAAGAACATAGGTAAGAAGTCTTTTGATGTTGCTGGAAAAGCTGAACAACAATTCATATTAAATGAGTTCTTGAAGTATGGCATGATGGCTAATCAATTGTTTAAAGTGGTACAAGGATCTAACTTTGATACAACAGCGTTCAATGACCCAATGTTAATCTTTAAGAAAGAAGAGCAGTTATCTCAAGCTAGAGAAACTATTATATCTTCTGTAGATAACTTATTAAATAAATCTTTCATAGGTAGAGTTAGAATAGGATTACGTGATAGTAGAAATGCTATTGGTCAGACAGCTTTGACTTCTGATACAAGAAGGGTAAGAGGTGTGCTTCAAAGCGTACTAAGACCTTACGTTAACTTGAACGATAGACAGTTTGTTAAGGTGGCTAGAAAAGCTGTTAATGATCTTTTTGACTGGGCTGTGCAAATCAATCCTACATTTAAGATCAATATGGAGAGAGACCTATTATCTAAAGATGGTACAGCAAAACAGATTACAGATTATTTTAATGATATTAAAAATGATCCTGAGCACGTTTTACATAACAATGTTATTGTAAACTCTTTGGCTCCTAAGTTTGCAGGAACAGAAGAAGAGCGTCCTAATAATCTTTACATGCCAGGTAAGGATAACAAAGTATATGATCAAAACAAAGTTATATATGGCTTTGAAGAGTTGAGAAACTATATGGAGTCTACAGGTGATCTTCCTTTGTATAAGAAGTTGGTAAAGCTTTCTATATTACAATCTGGTTTATCTACATCTGCTATATCTTTCACTTCTCTTATTCCTTATGATGACTTTGTAGAAGAATACAATGATATTTTGTCCAAGTTAGAAACTTTACCTAACTTAGCTGACTTTGCTACATTGAATGTTTTTGAAAGAAACAACTGGAATGATGATGAAATTGTTCCTCACAAGAAAGCACAATGGAAAACAGAGAAGCAAAAAGATGGTAAGTTAAAGACTAGATATGATAATAATGCATTAACTATCTTAAACACTGGTGCAAATATTGCAATGAGAGATAAGAAGATACCTCAAGTTATTAAGATATCAACATTGTCTAGAGAGAGCACTAAGGATATCATTGTATATAGTTGGGAAGAAATACCTGCAGGAAAGACAAGAGCAGAGATGGTCAAAGCATCAGATTTCTCTTTTATTAAGAAAGGGTTATTTAAGAAAGTGATAGATGATGGTATTGATCCTTTAATTACATATAACAGATCAGGATATACATTCATTGTCTACAAAGCCATCAATGCTTGGGGTGATAGTTTTAGAGCTAATGAGTTCTATGACTTTGCTAACAAGTCTAAGATTGATAATGGGTTCATAGAGGTAGATGAGGTTAGTGATGATACTATTAAATCAGTATTCATAGGTGGTCAAAAGACTCCTCCTGTTGAAGCTTCAGAAATAGATGACGTATTAAATAAGAAAGATAAAGGCTGTAAAAAACAATAAAATCAATCCAAATGGCTGAATGTCAAGTATTTAGAAATGATGATGGTGTAATTGAAAGAGTAGAAGCTCCTAATG